GATAGGAGGAAAAAGGGTATGCCGGTTGATACTGCTATCCGCACCAGCAAATCCCTTAACTCTCTTTTGGGCTTTCCTCAACCACCTCAAAGCCCTCAAACTCATTGGTGACCCATGCTTGCTGGCTTGGCAATTTAGTATGCCCAGCAGCTTTGGCTGCCTTGTAAAGCATGCAAGTAATTACATCCAACGAGCCTTGGCTCATCTTTTCAGCTGCTTGGGTGACTGTGTATCCAAGATCTCGCTCGATCTCAATCCAAAGCCATGTTGATTCATCGCTCACTATGTAGTTGTTGCCCTGTTTTGTTTTAATGTCGTATTGCATAATGGTTGCCCTGTTCTATTCGTTAGGCTCGTGCGACTGTTCCATCCTCAACAACAAAGCTGAGGCTGGTAGTTAGTACGTCAGTGGCCGCGCCACCAACGGTTGGAAATACCGGGAATACTGAACCAGTGAATGTGTCACCGTTTACATCAAATGAGAATGCAAGCGATGTATCTGGCGCGCTGTTCGCTGCATCCCAAAGCGCTGAAATGATGCCAGCGCTGGATGTGTCGTCTAGGTATAGTTCCACATTTAGTGTGGCTGTCTTATCTACGGTCTTGTAAGCGCGACCCGATAGGACTTCAAGTACCTGCTGGTTGTTTTCGCGTTCCAGAGTAACTGTTGATGCTTGGTCAGCGTATGACACCGAGTTGATGCTCAGGGTCAGATTCCGACCAGTTATGTATGTTGCTGGCATGACTTGCCTTTCTAGTTGGTTGTGACCATCTCGATGTTGAGTTGGCTGATAAGCATGTCGGCGTTTCCGATTTGCTGAACTGTTGGTTGTGACCATCCACCCAAAAACGAGATGTTATTGGCTAGTAGGTCGGTCACGCTAAAAATTAAGGTTTCCAAGTTTTTCAAAGCTGCTTGGTTATCAGCTGCATTAACGATTACTGTGATGTCAAAGCGCACATTGCAACGCGCACCACCAATAGCACTTACTGTGATGTAAGGCGATCCCGGCACAAGCACAATGGCTGGTGGTGTGATGTTCTCATTTGGGTATGAGTAAACAACCCGGCCAGCAGCTGCGAGAGTTCCGGCAAGGGTTGATCGGTATGTTGCTAGATCAGCCAAGGTAGCCTCGGGTATCTAGGTGCTTGCCTAATAGGCCTGATACACGAGTAAGCATTGAACGGCCAAGGCGGTACGGTGCAGGGCTTTGGAAGTCAACACCCTGCTGGCCTAGTGTTCCTGTGCGAGTGATCCAAATGTCGCATGCAACTGCTAAAGCGGCTTCCCGGACTTCTGGTGTGGTGTCGTATAGCGCGGCTTGACTGGTCAATACTGCTCGGCCATTTGGAATAATTTGTTTTTTAATAATGTCTGCATTTGTAATTGCAGCAGTAAAAAAAGGTACTTCGTAAGCATCATAGCCAGACTCTAAGACTGTGCGAGATCCATCAAATGGTGCGCCACACTTACTTACAGTTAAGGCTTGGCCAGTTACAAAAGTGTTTTCAAAGCAATAAAAGGTTGCAACATTGTCTTTTAATTTAACTGATCTGATTGCGACATCATCAAAGATCAAATAAGACAAGATTATGTTTTCTGCAGAATCGGCAACGGCTTGAACGATTGCATCGGCGTAAATGTCGCCAATACCTAATACTGCTTTGAGTTCGCTCAAAGTGATTAGTGCCATTGTCTTTTCCTAACTTGTAAGTGTGTGGGGGGCACAGGGCCGCACCCCCCACACTTCTAACTTGGGGTTCTAGCTCTGTTGGTAAACGCGAACGCCCAAAGGCTTCTTAAGTGCGAATGCGCCGTAGCCGTAGATTGCAACTTCAATCTGGCCTGAACCAATGACGTTGACCTGTACCTGACGGGTTGGGGATTCGTACCAAGTAGCAGCTTCTGGTGCAACAAGGATCATGCCCTCATCGCCACCGGTTCCGATGTGTGGATCAACATATAGGTTTGTGCCTAATACTGTTCCAACGATGCTTGTTGGGCCTACGTTACCTGCAGCGTTTTGTGGTGCTGCGGCATTGTAAAGTGGGCGATCTGCCGTATCTTGGTAGCCCATGATTGCAGCCCAGTTTGTGGTGTTAGCAATCAAGTTACGAGCAAAGTTGCCTGAACCTGCGTATGCGGCAGCGGCTTCCGTTGAGATGAATGACTGTAGGCCATCAGCTGATCCTGCTACTGCTGTTGCATCAGTTCCGCCAAGTAGGCCGGTTACTACTGCAAGGTCAGTTGCCTTTGCGTAAGCTGCGGACATTTCGCGTAGCAATTCCTCTAGGAATGCTGGCGATGAACGGTCAATGAGTTCCCATGACACGATCGATGCGCCAGCAAACTTGTTAACATTTACAGTTAGGAAATCCGAGGTCATCGGAGTACCAACTGGGTTGCCTTCCTCATTAACGTCAGCAACAGATGGTGCTTGTGTCAATTTTGGAATTGTAAAGCTCATGCCTGATGCTGGCAATGCGCCACTTGAAATTGCATCAATGGATGGGCGGCCAACAATAGTTGTTGAAATGAATTCGTTTAAGTGCGGTGCAAGTGTTAGACCAGTGTTAGTGGTTGTTGACTCGTCAGCTGCACGAACGTATGAACGAGATTCATCGTTACCCATAGCAGCTTTGATGCTGTGTTCTAGGTAGGATGATCCATTCACGATTGGTGAACGCGGCTTGGTGTAAGCCACTGGTGCGGCAGCCTGAACAACCGCGCTGGCGGTTACTTCATCGGCCGCTGGGGCGGTGTTTTCGGTTTCCACAATGTTCTCCTGTGGTTGTTCCTCGGCGGCTTGTTCCGCTTCGGGAGTTTCTGGGGTTTCCTCGGTTTCAGTTGCTGCTACCTGAGAAATCTGTGCATCCTTGAATGCTGGGTTTGTTACATGGGCTACGGCTTCGAGATTTGCTGCACTCACTACCATCACGCCTTTCTCTATTGTGTATTCATTGACGCTGGCTTCAATGCTAAATGCCGGGCGCAATCCCTCACTGGCTTCTACCAATGCATCATTACCTGCACTTGTCGGTGCAATTTTGAACGCCATAGAAATACCTGCTGGCGTAATTTGTTCACTACCTGCAATACCTCGACCCAATGGGCGAGTGCGGTCATGTTCCATGTTTAAAACAATTTTGCTGGCATCTATTTCACCAAACGCGCCAAATTCAAAACGTACTGGCCCAGCCGATGTATTTCCGCTAGGTCCAAACGGTACTACCATTCCAGAAATAGTTCTGGTGACCGTATCAGCTGCCAGAATCTGGCCCTCAAAATTAAGTTGCATTTGCTTCATTTCCTCTCGGTGCAAGATCCATTTCCTCACGCGCTTCATCAACACTGATTAGTCCGGCATCTAGCATTTTGGTTAGGACTTCGATTTGCTCTAGTGGGTTTCCGCGTAGGTAATCATCTAGATCAAATTTAACAATCTGGCCTCTTGGAGTAATGTCATTCATGGTCAATCGCTCTGAAATACAGGCCATGTATGGTTTAAGGCTAAAGTCAACAAGGCTTCGGCGTTCTGCACTTACATTGGAGTAAGTTGCGCTTGCGCTTTCGGCGTTTAAATACCAAGCAGGAATGTTGCAAAGTCTAGCAATTTCACTGGCTGTGTTTAAGCGTGAGCTGCTAAGTTCCATTTGCTGGGCATCATAACCAAAGGTTGTAACATCCAATGGGCCTGAAAGGTAAGCGGTTGAGCGTTGCGCCCGGGCTGATTTCCATGATGCTAACAAACTTGATACTTGTTCTGGCGGTAGATCAACGCCAGTATTTTTAATAACCATTGTTGGATTAGGCTCTTGCGCCATACGGTTGACGGCCTTTTCAAGTTCCAATGCAGTCAGGATTGTGCGCCCGCCGCGTGAAAGTAATCCCTCATCAATACCGCTAAACATAATCAATGATCCAACGCCAGTAATTGGGCAAAGGTTTCCATCTAAGTAAAAGCCATTGACAATTTCATCAGTCATTGTGTCAGTTGTAAAAGTAACCCTAGTTGGATCAATTCTGCGAGCCTGTGTTGGTCGGTTATCCTCTGGATCAACTGCAAGCACTAACCAGAACGCATGTCCTCTAAACAGGATGTCTTCTACGGTCCAAATCATCGTAACAATTCGTGGCAGTGCTGGATCAGGCTGACGTAAGATCGTGCGGCCCTCTACCTTTGCCCCTGTAATTTCGTTGTAAGAATGTAAGCCCAATTCGCCAATAGTTCCTGCAATAATGTTTCTTGCTCGGGCTACAGCTGGGACTTGCATAGCATCGGATCGGCCAACTCTTATTAGATTTAATGGTGACCATGCATCTTGGTAATACGGCACATGAATGTTGGCTGGGCTTGCGGCTCTGGCAGTTACATTTTCAGAATTTGTGCCCAGCAAGAAATCAATAAATCCCATACTGCATTATCTCATAAATGTGTGACATTCAAGCATCTGGTGCGCGTGTCGAGATGTGTGGGTCAGTGATAGGAGTGACTGACCCACACTCTCAAGGTACTGCCAAGTAGACCTTAAGAACTTATGATACTCACAGTCTGTTGTGGCGCACAAGCATGACCTGCCGCCATGACTAAAGCCACTGCAGCTGTGATTGGTACTTGCGCTGCTCTACGCGCAATACGCCATCCACCATCACTTGCTGGCCGTCTAGCACATGAGACTAAATGACTATGTAATGTCTCTTGTCCGGGATGAATAAATTTGCCAGATTGCATTGCATTGAGTGTTTGATCGCAACTAATGGCAAAGCCAGCCGATGCCCAAGGTGTTGGCTCGGTTGCTATGCCAGCCTGTGCAAGTCTTGGTGCAATGTACCCGGCAGTGTTTGGATCATAGGCAAATTTTCTTGGCCTAAATCTACGAGCTAGTGTTGCCAATTCACCTGTAAGTTCAAGGTCATTAATACCGCCCTCACGCTTCCATTCATGTAGGAACACAGCCATGCCCTCTGGTCGCTCTTGGATAGTAACTAAACAAGCCAATTCACGATTAAATGAAAGATCTAATGCCATCCATGTAGGTAGTTCATCCTCAAGGCTTATTTCTTGTTCCCCAGCATTCCACATGTCCATAGGCCAAGGTGAATCAATGGCATCAACCCACATACATAAGGTTTCAGTTTTGAAAGCATCCTTTGTATCAAAGATTGATGCATCCTTGATGTTTTCTTTCGTAATTGTGTAACCCATTGCAGGGTTAGCCATTGCCCATGCCTTTTCATCATTTACATCAGACCCGGCAGGTGCGCTGTACTCGTAATAACCCATGCGGCTTGATTCAAACGTCAAGGCTCTACGCCTTTGCTCGTTTAGGACATTGCTATTTAAGTCGCCAGCGTTGGATGTCCAAAACACTTGGGCATTGGGCCTTGCTCGGGTGATAGGCGTAACGGCTGCCCATGTCGCCTCGTCAATTTCTCTAAGTTCATCTACATAAAGTAAGTCGGCGGTACTACCGCGTGGGCCCTCGCTGGTTGCAGCTCTAATAGCGTACTTTCTAAGTCTTTCGCATTTACCACCACAAGACTTGGGATAGTGATGGCAGTAAACCTCAATCTCCTCTTGCCCGTTAGTCCGGGATACGCGCTTAATCCGCTTACGCATCCAATCAAGGCTTTCGGCCATGTCTACGGTTTGTTTGAAAGTATCAAGGGATAGTTGGCGTGTCTGTGACATGGCAATAATGCTTTTCTCTCCAAAGATAAACAAGCCAGCCAGCATACGCATCCGCATCATGTGTGTCTTGCCATTCTGGCGAGCCACTAACACACCTACTTGTGATCTAGCCCATGTGCCGTCAGGGTTTACCTTTAAGGCATCATCTAAGACATGCTGTTGCCAAGGCAATAAAGGTACACCTAACTCATCAGCCAGTTGGCTTACTAGCGGTCCTGCGCTGGGCAGTTTTAGCTGGGGGCTTTGGATTCTTGGTCTTGACAAGCCGTAGGAAATCTCCGACATAGGCTGTTCCATCATGTTCCTCTTGTTTACTGGCAGTACGAGTCTCCACCGTTAAGTGGAGTTGTTGCAACACAGTTAGAAACTTACCAGATAGGGCGGTTATGTCTTTAAGATCCGCGCCCATGTCAAAAGCCGTATCTAGTGCCTTGGCCATGCGCCGGGCGAGATGTACGGCAGCTGCATCAGTTGGCGAGATCCAATTCGAAGCTGACAAAGCCGATTCTAAGTATAGGTAGATAGTGTCTGGAATCTCTTTGGAAACAATAGTTTTCTTTTGGGTCATGACTTAGGCCTTTCGGTTGTTGGTGGGTCAGTTCTGGTCATTAGGGGAGAGATTCCTGCAAGGGAGTCTGTGGTTCCTCTTCTTCTC